GATGACTACGTAGTCCTCTGACTTCACGATACAGAAGGCGTCCTCGTAGTTCTCTAAATCATCCGCTGCTGAAAGAGCAGCAAATACCGCAGGTACTGGTACTTTTTCATCTTTAGCTCCAAAGTGTCCTTCAATGACCTTCACTGGATTAACTCCTGTATCAACCTGTCTACGTACCAGCGGCACTTCCTAAGATCCTCTACTGGTTTTTTCTTGTAGTGGTAGCGCCATAAGTACTTCAGCGAGTTGCCCTTAAGATAACCTCTGAACTCGTCTGGTGACATGGACGCCTTGATTGCGTCAATGGCCTCAATGTCACCCTTGTTGTAGTGCTCTGGTTTTGCCACAGCGTCCCATTGTTCCGGAGTGGCTGCGTCAATACTCATCTTCGTTCTCCTCTTCACCTTCAAACTCCTCTAGATGTTCAAATTTATGTAAGTTTAGTAGAAGTCTATATTCAAAGGCATCCAATAAATCTTCAGAGTTTATATCTAAAAGTTCACAAAGTAAATCTACATCGTACTCATGTAAGATTCTTTCTTTAAGCTCGTCAAAAAGCATTGGCATAATTAATCAACTCATCAACTGTAGATAGGGTATAAAACTTAAAGTTTTCCTTTGAGCACCACTGACCCATTGTCATTTTAGCTCCCTTTCGTACTTTTTTATTAGGGTCTGACAATACGAAAACCAATTCTTGTTCTTCTTCAAGACAGTTTCGTATTGATTTATACTTTAATGTTTCTCCTTGTCTAAAGAATCCTTTGCATTCTACAAACAATTTATCTTTAAAAACAAAATCAGGTTTATAGTTCCTTTCTATTATGTAAGGGATATCATAAGGTTCATAATCCATAAACTTTCTAGGAAGACTTTCTGAAAACTTTTTCTCTAGCCCTGATCTGTACCTGCCATGTTTAGAAGCCATCCATAATCTCCATGACTTGAGGTTCTTTAACAACCTTAGTCAAAAATACAGGACCTTTTGAGTACACAAAAGTTCGTAGATTTGGATAACATTTGTCTTTAAATTGACAATAAGAACAGCCCACAGATAGCTTCATGTTTCCTGATTTACCTTCTGGAACTTCAGGATAGCAATAACCTTCAGGTTCTGGTCCTTCTACAAGCTGTTTAACGTGTCTTATTCTTTCTTCAATATCTCCCTGAAGCAACTCATGCATAGGATCTGAAGTATCATCTAAATCATGCGTGCAGTACGTCAAATGTCCGTTTTGTTTATCCATTGCAAGCCAAGCAAACTTCCTTTCACCTTCAGAATGAGCATAGGCTTTAATCTGATCCACGTAACCAAACTGATCGTCTTCAGGTACTCTACCTTCTTTAAACTTTTTAAACCCAAAAACACTAGCAGACTTAACATCAGTCACAACACCATCAATCTTACAATCCATGTGTCCTTTGACGCCTTCAACTTCACACTTTTTCTGCTCACTTGTGACAGTGTGTCCAGACATTCTAGTAAGAAACAGAAGCATTTCTTCAATCAAATGACCGTACATAAACTTAACATAAGTATGCGGCTGTATTTCTTCTTTTACAGTACCGTGATAGCTATTCCAAATGTACCTATCTGTTCTTCCAATCATAGATAGACGAAGTTTTCTAGTATCTTTCGCTCGTTCTCTTCCAAACTCGTTTCGCATGAGAGCTTTAACAGCTTCTCCGAACTTTTCAATCTCTGTTTCAATGTCTACAGTATCTGGAACTTCGTGTGTAGATACCAAATTATAAATATCTTGAATTAGTGTGTCTGTGCCCATGAGTCTCCTACCTTAAATTCTCCGTCAAGCGGACAGTTGAGTTTCCACTGTATCCCTACAGCTCGTATGCACGAAACAGCAAGACCACCAAAGGCTTCTGCTTTATCTTTAGAAACTTCAGCTTGTATCTCGTCGTGTATATTACCTATAAACTTATAGTCTATGCCCCACAGTTTAGCATATTCATCAAGAATAATCAATGCTTTTTTCATTACTAAAGCGCCAGCAGACTGAAGAAGAGTATTTAAAGCGGCGTGTTCAGACCTCACCCAGACCCTTCTACCATCCAAGCCCTTTACATATCCGCTTGTTGCTTCTTTTGCAACTCGATCTCTAAGAGCTGCAAATGCTGGGAGATTATCGAGGAAACGTCCTCTAAGCTCCTCGCCAGCCTCCCTGCCTCTTCCAACCACAGCTCCAAGCTTAGCATCTCCTGCTCCGTAGAGCAAGGCATAGATGAAAGTCTTTGCCTGATTTCTTGATTCAAGTCCTGCAAGCTGTTGATTAGCGGTGTGTATGTCTCCGTTAATAATTTCATTTGTATAAGCCTCGTCGCCCATATAGTGAGCAAGCATTCGTAACTCAAGACCACTAGCATCCATACCAACAACTTTATAATCTTTAGGAACAATCCAACAAGACCTACATTCTGTTCCATAGGGGGAATAGACAGCGGGAACTTGAGCCATATTAGGACTAGAGTGAGTCATACGTCCTGTTACAGCCCCATTAGCATTTACATAGCCATGCACCCTGCCATCTTCTTGTACGGCGTCTAACCAGCTTTGCACTTGAGCTATTCGCTTCTGTATCATGATATACTCAGCGATTAATTTGGCTTCCGGAATCCCCTCAACATTCTCAAGAGTAGACTCATCTACGATTGCATGTCCTTTCTCTGTAAAATTTTTAGGCTTCCAGCCAAAGTGTTGCAAATACCTGCCGATCTGCTGTCTAGATCCAAGATTAAAGGGTATATAGTCCACGCGAGAAAACATACCTCCTACATTAGTCCAGCTATCACCTAAAAACTTTAAACCTACCGCAGATATTTCCCCATCTTTTTTTATCTTGGGTACAATCTCTCGAATAAACGTTGGTAGAGGTAGAAAAACTTGTTGAACAGTTTCTTCAAGCTCATATAACTTTTCCTTTAATTCTGCCAATAATAAATTGGCATGGCGTTGATCTATAAGCCAGCCATTGCTTATCTGCTGCTGTATGATTCTTTGTACGTCATGCTCAAGATCTATAGACTCATCGCTGAATCCTGCTAGTTCTGTCGTCAACTGCTTCAAAACTCTTTCAGTTACTGCTACATCTTTCTCACAGTATTTAACCATCTCGCAACTCAAGCTTGACCAATCATCGTGTTCACCTTTAGGAAACCCTAAAGCTTCGCCCCATTGTTTAAGAGAGTGTCCTTTTTCACGAGAAGGATTAGCTAAGCGTGATAATACTAATGTATCATATAGTTTGTACTTAGACCAGTCTACATTCCACAGTTTTTGCATAACGGGAAAGTCAAACCCAATGCCATTATGAGCAACAACGTTTTTAATATCTTGCTGAAGAAGTTTTTCTTTGAACTCTTCTTCAGAATAAACTGTCCCAAACAAATTGGTGGAGCAGCACCATATTTTAGTCGCATTTAAACCGTCTGTCTCAATGTCAAGAATTAGAGGAGATTTCAAAAAGATCATTAATAGGTCTCAACTTATTAATAGGCACTTGGTAGCAGTCTGTTTTAACTTTCCACCCATTAGACGGATCAATCATACCTTTTTTCATAAGAGATGCCAAATCAAAATAGTCTTTCTTAGGCAGGAAGCCTAGAATCCAACCTATTGACATATCTCCTTTGACTCTTGTAAATACATACACGTCACAAGCTTGTTTAGTATTTAAAGCAGCTACTGAACACTCGTAGTCTAGCTTTGGAATAAAATTAGTTTTCTTTGACTTAACATCTATAGTAATATCCCCATTTAATACAATGTCATACTCATAAGTATTAGACCACTTGGACATTTGCCCTTGTTCTAATAGATATTCGTTAAGAAGACCTTCTCCTACAAAACCTACAAGATTCCCTTCTCCATTTGTAATGGAATTATTAAGAGAACCTAACTCTATGGATTTTTTATGAGCTTTAGTGATTATAGGCGTAGTTACTTTTCTCTCTATAAGCTGATCTTCATTAGAAATCATTGTTTGCCTCCACTGGTTTAATTGTCTCATACATGCGAGAAGTTTCTTTATCGTATCTAAGATAACAAGCAGGCCCTGTCAATCCTGTATATCTATTTTTAAGAACTCTAACAGTTGTTGTGTTTCGGATCTGTTCGTTTTCATTTTGTTGATCTCTCTCAAGACCTATGACTATATCGGACAGTTGAGCTATGGATTGCGAGCCTCTAAGATCAGATAAAGATATCTTACCGCCTTCTTCATG